TGTATTTTGTAGATGAGTTCGCTCACTTAGAGCACCCGGACATGGCAGAGTCTTCGTTATCAGCCACGACTAATTGCCGAATCTATATCTCCACTGTAAACGGTATCGGCAATTTATTTTATACACTGCGTCAATTCCTACCCAAAGAGCAAATCTTCATATTCGACTGGAAAGACGATCCACGCAAGCGGCAAAACCCAGAACTCCCGCCTGAACAAGAGCCCTGGTATAAAAAACAAAAAGCAGAGTTGCTCCCGACTACGCTGGCCTCCCAGGTGGATAGAGACTACGCGGCAGCCATTGCCAACACATTAGTCAACGGGGAAAAACTACGTGCTGCCACGCAACGCCGGCCTGGTTCTATAGACCAACCCAAAATAACTCCCTGGTGTATCGGTGTAGATGCTGCGGGAATGGGGAACGATGAGATTGTAATCTGGGCGCGAAGAGGCCGGTTGTCTATTGAGCCAGAAACCTACCGAAAACTTGATGGGGTACAACTGGCTACCATTATCGAATACAAGGTTAAACGACTGCTCGCAACCGGCCCGGTTGCGCTTATTTCCATAGAACGAGACGGGCCGGGTGGATCAGCAGCCGACCAACTCAAATACGGGCCGTTCCACTCCATCGTTATGGCTGTACACACAGGCGCAAAGTTGTCAGATGGTAGGCATTACAACCTACGTGCCTTTTTACACACCCAGGCCGTGGAGTATATCGAGGATTTGGAAATCTCCTTACCCGATAATCCGACCTTTATCGCACAAGCTACTGCAATCCAATACGAGTACAAGGGTGGACTGTTGTTGATTGAGTCCAAAGACGATTACCGTTCTCGGTTTGCCTTGGGCCGCTCGAGAACACAAAAGAACGCTTCTCGTTCACCAGACCATTGGGACGCTTTTGTGCTTACCTTCGTACCCACCCGTGCCCGCCCGATTGCGGCTGTTAGTGATAACTTCCACGCAAGCTCAGGCCGGCCCGGTTGGCGACCGTTAGATGCGGTTATGGGATACTAAAATGGTTTTACTTAAAACTGTATTGTGGTGGGCAGTTGTTACCTTCCCGCTGTGGTTAGTCATAGCCGGCCTTGGTTTCTTCCGATTGTTAGGAAACATGTTAGGAGCAACTCAATGACTCTTTGCCAAGGTATTGATTGCCGATTGAAAACTACCTGTCAATGTTATCTGGAGTATGTACGTGAGTTCAACAATCAAGAACGCTATCCCCTCCTTGGCGGCGGGCCGTGGGCAGCCCACAAACTTTGTAGGGTCGATCCATCCTGGTACATCCATGCGGAAGATATTGATCGACCTGAACCAGATGTTTCGTGATCCAACTCTGTTAGGTGTGAGTACTTATCACAGCCGGATTACCGAGCATGTGGAGTGTTTTGAATGAAAACACTTTTATATTGGTTATTGGCTTATGCCCACGAAAGTTATTGCATTCAATACTGGACACAAGTAGAATGCAACGAGTGGTGGTTGCGGTTACTCACAGAGCAGACTAAAGAGGCAAAAACAAATGATTAATTTTCTTAGTGAGACACAAAAAACTTTAGAGTTTATCAAAAAAACCCCTAGCGACATTTCTTTTATCGGGTCTGCTAATGGACATTACGGTTGTGATTGGGATAGCTTTGTTAAACTGGCAGATTTCTCTTACGATAATGGTTTTGGTATTGAGGAAGTTCCAGTTGACCTGATCGTTGTTTTTAATGACGACTCAAGATTAGTTCGTGAAAATTACGACGGGTCTGAGTGTTGGCATTATATAAGTAAGTTTATAGTACCAACAGAATACAAACCTATTCGTTGTCTTAAACTCGATGGTCATGGGCCTAATGTCGAGGATATATTTATTAACTTTAGAGAAGATGTACCAAAACTTAGTGTATTGGAACCTTCTTATGAAGTTCCGCAACCGATTTGGGAGTGAATACAATGGAATTACCTGAAGGACGAAGTCTCGAGACTTTAGTAGCTACCCTTTGTGATGAACGAAAGCGGGCTATGAATGGGCGCAAAGAGCTTGAACACATTTGGCAGGCCGCCCGTAACCAATACAAAGGTGTTGACTCTGTTAACAAAAGTGGGTTTGAGAAGGGAGAGACTTTAGACTCTTCAATATCCTCAGTACGCAACAGAGTAGACACTGATCGTTCGACTGTGCTGGTGAACATCACCCGCCCTTACACGAATGCAGGTACAGCGCGGGTAGCAGATATTTTGCTTCCAACTGGAAAAATGCCGTGGTCATTACGGGCGACACCTGTAAGCGATTTGCAAACTGTGTTGGGTGTGCTGGTAAACTACCCAAGCATCATGCAGCAAATTCCGCAGCTTCTTCCTGAAGTTGCCAAGAAGATGCAAGACGAACAGATGTCTAAAGCCGCCATTGCGAAAGCAGAGATGATTATTAAGGACTGGCTTAAGGAATCTGATTGGATTGGTGTAGTGCGGCGACAGTTGATCGAGTCTGGGATAGTGGGTACTGGTGTTATTAAAGGCCCGTTCCCCAAAGAGCGCCTGGTAAGTAGTGATACTAGTCAAATTTTAGACATTCTTCCGTTCATCACAGACCCGCCCACAGCGGAATTACTCCAAAAGGAATTGGAGACAATGTTATTCTACACACCGCAAATTGAATGTATTAAAGTAGAGAACTGCTACCCTGACCCGGACTGTGGGACAGACATCCAAAACGGTAAGTTTTTCTTTGAGAAAATACCTGAAGTAACCAAGCGGCAACTTCAAGACATGATGAATGATCCCAACTACAACGCGGATGCAATTAAGCTGGCGTTGGAAGAAGGGCCAATGGATGAGGGTAGTAAAAAGAAAGGGGCTAAAGGCCCGTTTACTTTGTGGATTAGAACCGGGTCGGTTGAGTGGAAAGAGGAAAACGAGGATAAATCGTTGGGCTTTGGTGTGGTTACGCTGCTTAATGATAGAATTATTAAGCATAGCCCGTTCCCGTTAGACACCCAGCGATTTCCCTATTGTGTTTTGTGTTGGGAGCCACGAGATAATTCCTGGGCCGGCATTGGAATTCCTGAGCAAATGGAGACTCCTCAACGCGGGCTTACAGCTTCAGTTCGGGCGCTTATGGACAACATGGGATATAGTGTTGGGCCGCAGGTGTTGGAAATGGATGGGCTCATTGAACCTGTTGATGGAGAAGATTATACACTTCGCCCCTACAAACGGTGGAAGGTACGATCGGGACTACCAGGGATTGATGCAATGACAGAAGCTAAGAACGCAATGGCGTTTTTAGAATTCCCGAATTACCTCAATGACATCATGCCGGTGATACAGTTTTGGTTGAAAACAGCTGAGGACACCACGGGCCTAAGTTTGTTATTACAGGGTCAAGCAGTAACAGATGCGGTTGGGGTTTCTCAACAGTTAATGAACAACTCTACTACCAATTTGCGGCTTATAGTCAAAGAGTGGGATGACAAAGTTTGCAAACCACTCATGACTGATTTCTATAATTGGGTACAGCTTTACGGCCCCGAAGACGCCCGTGGTGATGCTGTGGTAGAGCCCTTGGGCTCAACGACACTTATTGTTAAAGAGCTTCAACAGCAAGCGCTGTTACAAATCGCACAACAAGTGTTGCAGCCTGTTTACGGAATCTCTCCGCAAAAATGGATGCAGACTTATTTGGAAGGATTCCAGATTGACATAGAGACATTAGCACTCACAGAAGAAGAGCGAGCATCGTTGGAAGAAGCTTCACAACAGCCCGATCCCAAAGTGCTGGCTGCTCAAGTAGAAGCGCAGGCTGAAGTTTACAAAGCGGATTTGCGAAAGGAGGTTGATACCCTTAAGCTTGCTTTGGAAGCCCAATTTAAGCGGCTATCGTTGGAACAGGCTCACACAGCAGCACAACTTAAGTCGGACACAAGCCTTACTCAAAAAGGAATGGATTTGCAAAAGGAAGAGATGCAAAAGGAAAGCCAGCCCGGAAAACCTGTAGACACCGACACCGAAGCACTGGATGTAACAGCTGCTCTTAACACATTGGGTTTACAATGAAAGAAGTAACTGTTCAAATTAATGGCATCTGGTATATTGATCCTGTACACTTCTTGAATTTTTTGAAAGAACGTGTTAGTCTCATCACAGAGCGGATTGCTGTACCGGGTGTCGATTTAGTTACTACGGAAGGTCTTAGAGGCCGCCGTAGTGAGTTAACCACCCTGATACAACAACTAGCGGAAGAGACTAATGGACAATGATTATCCTGATGACATCGAAAGTGTAGACGACAGCGAAGCTGTTGAGCAATCCTCTGAAGAGTCTGCGTATTTACGTGATCTCTCAGAGGATGATGTCTACTCTCGACTTCAGAGAGTAACCGAATTCCCTGAATATATTAACGGGATTGAGTCCCGGTTTAATGGAAGCTTTTCTCAACTTCAGGAAAGATTAAGCGGGTTAGAAAAGTCTTTGGGAACACAAACCTCATTTAACACTGATAAACTCAAAAAAGTGTTAGAGGAATACGACCCGAAGCTTGCCGAGGCGCTTGTGCCGGCATTGGCTGAGGCTCTTAGAGTTTCGCCGCTTGATGAAGCTGCACTTCGTCCTCACCTTGATCCAATATCAAATCGACTAACTGAGTCTTTTGGACAACAGTTGGTTTTATCAGTATACCCACCCGAGACGCTGGAAGAGATTATCCCTCCGGTTAAAGACGGGAAGTTCGCGCCAGAAGGACAACGGCACAAGGACTTTATTGATTGGTATTCCCAACAAGGCTACCAAACCCAACAAGCTTTACTAAGCTTTGGGGCTCCATACGTCAACGCGCTTCGCAAGTTCGAAGCATGGGAGCAGAATAGAAAACAGGAAAAGACAAGAAGTGCTGGTAATAAGTCTTCTCGTCTGGCTCAGGGGCAGATCCCAACAAGCCAATCTCGACGTACTAGAGATGCTGGAATGCAGTCTGCTGAAGATGCGTTCTTGGCTGCATTTAATGAAGTTGCCTCAGAGGGTAGATAACAATGGCTGGTATGACTTACGGTACGCAAGCTGGTCGCCTTGAAAAATATAAAGGGCGAATTTTAGCTAAGGCGCAAACTCGCGAGATGCTCACCAAGTTGGGCGCGATGGATCCTATGCCACAAAATAAGTCAGAGACTATTGAGTGGATGCGATTCTTGCCTTACGGTGGTGTCGATAACGAGTGGATTTCGGCTGGTGGCGACACTGCGTTTATTGCTAAGCATTTGATTCAAGAGGGTGTTACTCCCACCCCGGACTCGATTGCGTGGACTACGCTATCCACCACGTTGCAAGAGATTGGTTGCTTGTATTCTTACAGCAACAAGCTGCGGCATGTGCATGAAGAAGGGCAGGAAATTCCTCGTGAGATGGAAGATCAAGCCGCGACTCGTATTGCGTTGTGTCGTGAGATGATGGTCTATGGTGAGTTGAAGTCTTGCACTAACGTATTTTATGGTGGTACTGGAACTTCGATTGCGACTGTTAACGGCCCGCCCACCAAGGCGATGTTCCAAAATATCTCGCGGGCGCTGCTTGGTAAGCACGCTATGACCATCAACAAGATGCTCAAGTCTGGACCAAACTTTGGTATGCAGTCGGTAAACGCTTCATGGCCTGTTTACTGCCATACTGACATGGAAAAGACTTTTGAGAACATTGCGGGCTTTACCAAGGTTCAAGACTACGGCGGCGCGGCTTTGCTAGACCCCGAGTATGAGATTGGTGCTATTGGGCGTTTTCGTGTTATCGTCAACCCCATTCTTACTTACCGCCCAGGTGCGGGTGCTGTGGTGGGTAGTGCGGTTGGTGGGTTTACTCCCAAGTCCGACGGTACTACCAATATCGACGTTTATCCGCTGGTTATTATCGGTAAGGGTAATGGTGGTGGTGAGGCGTTTGGCCAGGTTCCGCTGCGCGGGTTTGATAGCGTAGATGTGAATCATTTCTCGCCTTCCGAGAAGTCAAAGATTGACCCGCTGGGTCAGCGTGGTTATGTCTCTGCTATGTGCTGGCAAGCCCAATCCATCTTGAATGATGATTGGATGGCTGTAGCTTGGGTGGGCACTGAAGCTTAGTGGTAGTCGACAGGGGATTGTAGGGTGTGGAAGCACCCTACCTTTTTGAGGAATAAATATGAGCGGCGTACTTAATGAATTGGCTCGCTTTATTAGTGCCCCTGGTGCTGAGGCTCTCAAAGCTTTGTTTGCGTCAAAAGGCTTTGTACCAGTCCCACTAGGTTCCATTACGCAAGAAGATGGAACAGCGCTACTTAAGCAAGCTACTACGGTGGCGGGCTATGCCCAAATTGCCAACAAAGAGACAGTTATTAACATCCCAGTTAATTGTACAGCTGGTGAATCGTTAGGCTTTACTGTCCCAATTCCTACCGATATGGATCCTAACTTCCCTTTGGAAGTTCATGTCTTGGCGGGGAAAGCAGCAGACAACGACGAGCTTACGTTGGATTGTGAAATGTATCCAACAGGGGCTGGTGATGTTGCTAATTCAGATATTCAAACCACAGCGGCGACTGCTATTGTTGCGGCTGGATCTGAGTTGGTGTTTACCAGTAGCACGCCAGCTGTATTTACTAAAGGCGGGCTGTCTGTTGTCTTGGCACTCGGCGGAACGAATGATGGAGATGCGGTGTATATCTACAGTGTTTGGGTTGAATATACCAAGCTCCTGCTTAATCAATAAGGTGATTAACAATGGCTAATGCGTCATATTTGGAAAAATTTGATCTCATTCAAGAGGGGCAGCGCTACTCTTATGGGATTCGTACTGGTGTTCGTACTGCGGCTGACTTTACGATTACGTTGGGTTTTAAGCCTACGAAAATCCGTGTAGTTAATCTAACGGATAGAATCGAGGCAACTCATTACGTCGATCCAGGCGCGGCTACGGGAACGACTACTTATGGGTTGGATGCTGGTGCTAACGTCAAGTCACTAAAGACTGTGGCTGCTGGCACACGTACCTACGAAGATTGTGGTATCGCGTTGACCTCGAGCGGGCTTGGCTTTACGGTTACAATAGCCACGGCCGGGTTGGAGTCTGACGACGATGACACTCTGTGGGAAGCCTGGGGCTAACGTAAATACGAAACGGGTAAATTGTTTCGTGTTTACTTAACACTCAAAAGGAAGCGGGGAGTAATTCCCGCTTACAATTATGCCGACATACACAAAAAAATCTGAAGATACGAATCCTATCCCAACCGGCTATGCTGAGCAGGCTGAGGAAGATTCTTTTGAAACCCCTATCCAAATTATCAACAATGGTGATGTAGATTCGCTTGCGCGTGATCTTGCATTCATGAACGAGCCTGTTGAAATAATGATTCTTCCATCCCACGACAAGAACGACACCACGCGGCTGGTGAGTGTGTCTGTTAATGGAAAGAGTTATTATATGCTGCGTGGTGAGTGGCGTGTTGTTCCAAGGTTTGTGTTAGAGGTTATTGTGCGGGCTAAGCGTGAAGCTTGGCAGTTTGGCTACCGCAAAGCACCAGATGGTAGTACGTTTGAGACATCCAACTCTTACAACATATTGCGTTACCCACACCACTATCGGGATAAGAATCCGAGAGGGCAGGCGTGGTATGACTCAATCAAAGACCAAGTGAATTAGTCCAATGCTTGTTAGAGAAATGGTTGAAAAATTGAGATTGGCTATGGGGGATGAAGTGGAACCCTACATGGTTTCATCTCAGACCATTTTTCAATGGCTTTCAGATGCGTATTTAAGAATTCAACTTGAGTTTGACCAGTGGAAGTTTTTCCACAAACGAGGGTTGATTCTTACTACCTCAGCCGGTAAAGCTGAGTACCTATTGGCCGGTGTAAAGGAAATTAGTAGGGACTCAGTGTACTGTAATCGGGTTGGTGAGACTACCCGATTTCCTATGTATTTCCTTGATTACGATGATTGGGTTGCCGAAGAGCAGATTAATCTCCAGCGGGCTGGCGACCCACGCTACCTCATTAGCCTACCAAATGGCAATTATCGTGTAGAGCCAGACCCTACAGAGGCTTGGCAGGTTTGGGGTGATGTGTGGTATGTTCCAGCCCCGTTTGAATCGCTTACTGATGAACCGATTTGGGATGAGAAGTTTCACGGGTTAGTTGTGTGGGAAGCGTTAAAGATAGCTGCACTAGAGTGGGCTGATAATAAGAAGGCTCAAAGAATGCAAGCAAACCTCGCTGTAAACCTACCCTCAATGCGAAGAGCATTTAATTATGAGTATCTAGAGACCAAGGGCGGCGCGAGGGCAATGTTATGACTTCAGCTGAATTGGTTGCAGCTCTTCGTGTGAGGCTTGATGATGAAGTCGAACCGTACTTGGTTCCTACGGAAACAGTGCTGGAGCAAGCTTCTTTAACCCAAACGGAGTTTGCTAGATTAACACTGGTTCTTTATGATGTTGCAGATGCTGCCGTAACAGCAAGTGATCCGTGGTTGACTTTACCAGACAATTTCTTTGTATTGAAAACTGTTGTGTTAAATGGATTGCAGCTTCGACCAGTTTCGCTTAGTGAATTAGACTTCGGCTATTATACGTTTAACAACACAGAAAATTCTGACAGGTTTGCTAATTGGCGATCAGCCAGCGGTACGCCGAAGTTTGTGGTTACAGACACTTATCCTAATAAGGTTCGATTAGTTCCTTATCCTACTGCAAACGCTACAGCAAGTGTAGAGGGTTATGTTGTCCCTCCTGCTTTGGTACTTGCTGATGCCGGCCCGCCTGAGGTTACGGCAGTTGATCCACAAATACCAGAGCTGTATCATGAGTTATTGATAGCTGGTACTTTGTTACGAATCTATACGTTGTTTGACTCAGATACCTTTAACGCAACCAAGGCCGGGCTTTACCAAACGCAGTGGTATCAAGGGCTGGCTGAAGCGCAAAACAACCTGCGAACAGGTTTACGTAGGCAGGTGCGATTAATGGATCTTCCGCGAGGGTTTGTGTTTGACGTAGGTAAGCAAACTCAGGAGGTTAGCAATGTCGGATAAGTCTGTTACTTATATTGACTGTGCCAGCGGGCAATCAGCACAAACAGATTGCTGTGTTCGTGTGGTTGGTAGCTTGGTGGAGATACTCGGCCATTCTTTAATGCACTTTACACCTGAAGATGCAGCTGTGTTAGGTACTGTGTTAATAACTGCGGCGCAGCAAGCTGGATGGCAAGCCCCTATAGAGCAAAGCGCATGACTCAAGATGATTTGATCAAAGATGTAGCTGATTCGTTTAAACTACCCACGAATCTGGTACAAGCTATTGTATTAATAGAAAGTAACGGAAACACTTGGGCAGTTAGGTATGAACAAGACTTCTATGCTAGGTATGTTCGGGGTAGAGAGTACGAAACTTATCCTGGCTGTAGTCGAATTACAGAAGGACACATGCGGGCTTGCTCATTTGGACTAATGCAGGTTATGGGGCAAACCGCAAGGGAATCAGGTTTTAAAGGAACTTTTTTGACTGAATTGTGTGATCCCAAGGAAGGGTTGCATTGGGGCTGCCGTTATTTAGAGAGACAGATCTCACGCTATGGTGGCGATTTGGAAAGTGCTGTGGCGGCGTACAATGCAGGTTCGGCTCGTCGTGTAGGTGGGCAGTTTGTTAATCAGGGTGATGTGGATAAAATAAGACGAGCTGGTGGTTTGGCTTAGAGTTACACTGTCGAGAGACAGCGTGTTTTATTCAACCAAGTTGACTATGACTTTTGAGGTGATGTATGGCTCTTGATGCAGGTATTATTGACAGCGTCTCTAACAGCAACTTCAAAACTGTGGCGGAAGCTGCGGCGGTAGGGTTGGCTCAAGCGCAGGCGATTAGCGCGCAAAACCTGGCTTCTCATCAGCAACGGTTGCAGTTGCTGGCTGAGTCGTCGATGGGGCAGGTACTTAACCGCATGAACGCCCTAGACCCCGAGGAGGCCGCTTCTATCTCCAAGGTGGAGAAGAGCGATTTGGGGAAAATCATTTCAGAGCTGGGTAGTCAGATCGCTGGTCTTCAGCAGATGCTGAAAGGCGCACAGACCACCCTCCCTGAAACCGGGCGGTAGCCACAAACGCTCAGGTGATGTATGCGAACACTGACTCGTTTTCTAAAACAGCCGAGCACATGGCGCGGCATCACCGGGGCGTTGACTTTATTGGGGTGGGCGCTTAGCCCCGAACAACGTGAAGCAATTATTATTGCCGGGGTAGCGATTGTTGTCGCTATTGATGCATTTAGTGATGAAGATTCTCGCGCGATCAATGTCAAGCTGCCGCCGATTGACCTGCAAGGGAAATCAGAATCACCCTTCGATGAACGCGGCTTCAACAAGCAATCTCGGTTTGAAGAGGATGATGGTTATATTTCTCGTGATGCTTTGCGGAGTAAGCTGCGCGTGTCAGCCGAAGATTACCCCAAAATCTACAATGAGCGCCGAGATGATGATGACCAACCCGGCTTCAATGGTTGAGTATGTGGGGATGGAGTGTCGCTATGACTATTAAGCACTATCGAGTTGAGTTTACTGAGGCCGAAGAGCCGACCGGGATGGCAGGACAAGCTATTCGCAGTTGTAGCGGTTGTGGAATAATTATCTGCGGCCAGGGCGGCGGCGGGACGTATCTGTGCGATCTCTGCGTAAAAGATATGCTGTACATGTTAGATTCCGGGCAACTTAAGGAATGTATTGGTGGTATTAAAAAGCAATGGATTGAACTACAGAGCGCATAGGTGCTGTTATGGGTTTTGAGTTAAATACCATGTCAGTCAGCGCAGTGTACTTGCTGGATTTGATTTGGCAGGAGATGGATACCGACCCGGATGCTGATTTGGTGTTTGATGCTGCGGAGATTCGTTACAACGAGTTGCTGCTGGATTTATACGGCAACTTGGATAGTGGATTGTTGTAATGTATGGCCTAATGTACGGTATAGACGAAAACGGCAATTTACAGCCGTATTATCTTGATGAATTGAGTAGCTTGCAGTGCGCGTATCTTTACGAGCAGTTGTGGTTCCAGGCGCAATGTTTGAATGCCTGGGCGTGGGAGTATGAGCTTGCAATGCATGGATGTTTAGATTCGGAACTGCTATGAACACTCGTTACACTATCGCGTTGTTGCTGTCAGGATGGGCGATTGGGTTTTTCACTGGCGTTTGGTTGATGGTGGAGACTGAGGCGGCGGCAGGAGAAGCGAAGTATAAGTTGCGTTCTCACAATACGCCACCCGTTATCCGTGAGAATACTTACCGGTACATGAAGATTTATGACATTCGCTGCATCAGCGAATCTGAAAAAGACTGCAAACCGGTAGCGATACCGGAACCAGGGACGT